CTACGCTGGCATCAGCGTCCACAAGTTTGCGAGCAGGCATGAGTACAGTCCGGCTTTTCGTACTACAGGATAACCTCCGCAGCTTTATTGACGTCCCCTACGACCAACACGCCGAAATCCAAGCTGATATTGAAATGACCGGTGGCAAGGTTTACCACGCCGTCATCTTGAGTCCACCCCCTAAAACAAGAAGATCTACTTCTGGAGCTAAACTCAAGAAAAGACTGTATTGAGCCGTGCCCGCCGCCATTGACGCCACAGTGGGTGGAGCTTCGGCCAACAGCTATGTGACGCTGGCGGCTGCTGACACCTACTTTGAAACGGTGCCTGATTCCAGCACCTGGACCACCAAGACGACCGACCAAAAAAACCGCGCCCTAATCTCCGCCACCCGCTGGATCGACGCGCTGAGCTTCTACGGCGACCGCTGCACGGACACCCAAGCCCTGAAGTGGCCCCGCGATAGCTACACGGTGGATGGCGTTGACCTCGCCTGCACCCTGATTCCCGACGGCATCAAAACCGCCACCTACGAGCTGGCACGCGCCTTCGCCAACGACACCGACGCCATCACCGGCAGCACTGGCACCACCGGCATCTACGACCAAGTGGAACTGGGCGAACTCAAGGTCAAGTACAACAAATCCAGCCAAACCAGCGGCGTCATCAACAACGTCTTCGACGTTTACCCCTGGCTCCAGACCTACCTAGGCCCCTATTGCATGGGCGGTGCCGCCAACTACGCCGTCCGCCTCTTCCGAGGGTGACATGGGCCTAATCGACGACACTTTTGCCCCAATCCCGACCTCACTCCTAGCGGACTGGGGCCAGAACATCACGTACATCAAAACAGTTACACCCCGCACCTACGACCCCACTACCGGTAACGTAACTGGCGCCGATACCACGGTCACAGTCAAAGCCGTCATCACCCGCGTCACACCCCGCGAATCCGAAGGTCTGTACCAAGCCACCGACGTCAAATTCATCTTCGGCAGCAGCGAGCTTGGAACGTACTACCCCACCGAAGCTGACCGCATCCAGTACACCCAAGCCGGCGTCACCCGCGAAGCCAAAATCCTCAACATCAACACCTACCGCGGCGACGCCCCAGTCCTGCACATCGTTATAGCGAGGCCCCAATAATGGCACGCCGCCGCAACGACTTTATGCGCTTGGCAAAAAATATCGAAGCCGGCTTTCTTGCCCCCTTCATTATCGGCGTGGCACGCAGCGCCGAAAACATCGTCCTCCAACTACAAGAACAGGGACCAGCTTGGTCGGGCCAATTCTCAAACTCTTGGGAAATAGCAACCCCCAGCAAAGTATCCACTGGGACTGGCGCATCTGGCGAAGCCCAGCGACTTAAAGCGCCAATTCTTACGGTTGACGAATTTAAATTCAAACCAGAAATTAAATACTACATTGCAAACAAGGCCCCTCACGCAGATGTAGCTCTTGATTTAGTTGAAAGTACATACCGTTATCCGGGATACGAACCGATCAAAAAAGCAGAAAGAGGCCAACGAGTTAGCGGCCTGCGCGGCGATCTAGCTGTAAATCCCACCGGCCCCAACAGACGCACCGCCCCACTGGACTGGTACACCACCTATTTGCGCGGCGGAGCAATCGACAAGACCATCAGCTTGTACATGGACCAGTCCCTCCGTAATGTGAAGTTATGAACTACCAAGCCATCCGCGCCGCCGTCGAAAATCCGCTACTAACAGCGTTTGGCGCCCTCGTTCCAGCGGTGCCGGTCTATTTCGACAACATCACCGCCGTCCCACCCAACACAACTACTGAATACGTCCGCGTCAACGTCACCTTCGGCATCACCAACGAACCCACCTTGACCTCCAGCGTCGACAACGCCCGCGGAGCAATAATCATTCGCATTTTCACCGAAAAAGGCCGTGGTCCCGCCCGCAACCAAACCCTGCTAACCACCGCAGTCAACGTGCTGGAAACCCTCAACAACTCAACGAAGAGCACAACCGGCGTTTATTTCAAGGTGGGTGAAATCAACGGCCCTACATTTTCAGCTACAGAAGATGCGCCCCATTTCGTGGGGCGAATTGACACTTCCTACGTCGCTACCGTGCTGTCGTAGGAAGAAACTATTACAGGCGCTAACCTGTGATAAGCCGGGCAGTGCCCGCCCTGTAACAACCTCCTGGTACGCCAATGGCCACCACCGTTCTGTCCGGCACGTCCGGCGCTCTTTACTACAAGCCCGCTGGCACCACCGGCTCGTTCGGTGAGTCTGGCGTCAACATCGCCACCGACACCATCACGGTCGAGACCTACCTGAATTTCAAGGTAGGCGATCCCGTGAAGTTCCGCGTAATCAACAGCCAGACCGGTGGCTCCGGTTCCGGCACGTTGCCTGCCCCTATCTCGGCAGCCACCACCTACTACGTGCTTAGTTACACCGCTGCCACCGGTGAACTGACCGTCTCTACCAGCGCCGGCGGCACCATTCTTGCCATCACCGACGACGGCACCGCCGTTGCCCCCAACGAATTCGAGGTTTACTACGCCGATTTCGTGGCAGTGGGCCAAGTCCGCGACTGGACCTTTGAGATCAGCCGCGCCGAAATCGACGTCACCACCATCGGTCAAACCCAAGGTCAGTACGTCCCCTTCCGTAACTACATCGCCGGTTTCGGCGACGGCACTGGCACCGCCACGGTCTACATGACCAACGAGAACGCTTCGATGTCCAACCGGATGATCGAGGACGTGCTCCAGCGCCAGCAGACCGGCGCCGCCTTCAAGCTGTACATCGACCGCGTGTACAGCGGTGGCAACGTGAGCGAAAGCCTCAGCCGCTCGATCAGCTTCGACGCCACGCTGACCTCGGCCAGCATGAACGTCAACCCTGACGACGCCCAGTCTGTGACGGTGAACTTCCGCCCGGCTGCCACCCCGACCTTCGACTTCAGCACTTCCGCCTGATAGTCTGCAAAACGGACGAAACCCGGACCCCGGCCTCACCGCCGGGGTTTTTTGTCTCTACTCCGCTACACTAATCCGAGACCATCAGGATTTTTATGCCTGCTCCCAGCTCATTGCGTGCCATTGATCGCCTCCGCAAGGCCGCCAACCTGGAGCCCATCAAAAAGATCGTCGAACTTTCCGACGACACCAAATTTGAAATGTGGGTGGCGCCCCTGACAATGGCCGAGCGCGAACGCGCCCAAAAACAAGCCAAGTCCGACGACGCCAACGCCTTCGCCCTCCAACTGCTGATCGCCAAGGCTCTCGACGAAAATGGCGCCAAGTTGTTTAGCACCGGCGAGATCGACGTGCTCAAGAACGAAGTCAAGGACAAGGATCTGCAAGCCCTGATGCTGGCGATCCTGACCGACGACGCGGAGCCCATCGACCCAAAATCCTGAGTGCCGAACTTCGGAAAGACAACTGGCTCATGCTCCAATTCGGAGTCGCCAAAGAGTTAGGCAAGACTCTTTCCGAAGTCAGCACCACCATGACCGCCGAAGAACTGATCGGCTGGAGCGCCTACTTCAGCATCCTCAACGAGGACCAGCAGAAGGAGATCGACAAAGCCCGACGCCGCCGCTAACCCCGGCGGCTTTTTACGGCGTAAACTGAAGTACCAGAGTGTGACGCGGCGCCGTGGCCTACAGAGCCGATATTGAAATTGCGGTTCGCGGCGCACAAGAACTAAAGCGTCTGCAAAGTGAAATTTCCGCAACGTCTAAATTAGTTGACGGATTAAACAACTATCTAGAAAACATAGGCACAGGAGGTATAGTAAGAAGCGTAAATAATTTAAAATCTGCAGTAGCAGACGCCGCAGAAGCATTTAATAAAGTTGCTTTAGGTACAGATGAAGCTACCGTTGCAGCCAGAAAATATGCTCAAGCTACGGATAGTTTAAATGCTGGTTTACGAGAACGCGCAGCTTTACTAGACAAAATAAACAGGCAAGAACGAGCAGCGGCTTTAGTGCGTGTAGGTGTGAGCCTGCCTGCTTCTCAGCGCTTGCTTCCAGCAGCTGCCCCCGGAACCCCGGCTATGAGTGGTGGCGCTCGTCGCCGAATTACCGGTCCTGTAGAACGCCTTGGCGGCGCACGCACCGAAGACCAGGCCGCGATGGCTCTGCGCTTCGCGCAAGCCTTGCAGGAACAGGTACGCCCACTCAGTCAAATAGATGCTCTGTACGCTGGAATTGCCGGTCAAGCCGCAAAACTGCAGCAAATAAAAGCATTGCCCGATGCTGCAATGCTTAACGCTTCCGCACGAGGTATTAAACAACTAGAGACTGCAGAAGATCGGCTAAATAACGAGCGCCTGGAAAGCGTTACTCGCCTAAGAGAAATAGATCGCCTTGAAGCCTCAAGACAAAGAAGAGCCGGAAAACTACGTGAAAGAGCGGCCTATGAAGCAGGAACTGCTCCAGCTGCGGCGGAAACAGGTATTGGAGGCGGATTACGAAATAGAGCTGGTGGCGCAATAAGTAGCGCACTTATTGGTGGCGGTTTTCCGCTGCTGTTTGGGCAAGGTCCGGCAGCTGCAGCTGGCGGTGCTGTCGGCGGCTTAGCTGGTGGTCTTGTAGGAGGAGGCTTTGGCTTTGCTCTTTCTATCGTTGGTACAGCTCTTGGTGATGCTGCCGAAAAAGCTGACACGTTCAACAAGCAGTTAGCAGTTTTAAACTCCCAAGTTTCCGGCACTGGAAACGCCGCAAAAATAGTCAGTAAAGATGTAAGTAATCTTGCTAAAACTTTTGGTATAGCCAATGATGAAGCCTTAAAATTACTGCAAAGTTTTGCAGGTTTTGGCGATGCTAACGTAACTAAATCGTTGGCTTTCTTGTACGGTGATGACGCTTCTATCCTAAAAGGTCTAGCCGCAGCAAAAGATCAAGCGGATTTAGCGCAAGTAATTCTTGGAGCGTATGAAAAGATCGGAATTGAAAGAGCTACTCAGCTAATAAATCAAATAAAACTGGGCGACTCGGCTGCTGTAGAACTTGCTTTCCAAAAAGCTCTGCTTGAAGCAAGAATAAAACAAACAGAAGAGGGGCTAAAACAAATAACGATCCAAGATCGTATTGTTGCCGGTCTTGCCACTGCTGCCAGCTTTATGGGAGGCGGTCAAGGGCAAATTATTGACCCGGCTATTTTTGGTCAGCAACGCGTATTAGAAAACCGTAAAAATAATCCGCCGTCTTCAATATTTACTAACGCTTTACAGGGACTTAGACAACTGCGTTCTGCCACGCAAGGCGTGGAATCTTTGCGTCCAGATAAAGGTGCTGATAAAGCTGCTAGGGATGCTGAGCGCGAACGCCAGCGGGTTGCTCAAGTGGTACGTGATCGCAATGCAGAAGCCTCGATACTGCGTATCCAGTCCGGGCTACAACAAAAAATTGCGGATGCTGAACTCAAGCGCGATCCTATCCTTGTAGCTCGTTTACAAGGTGAAGAAAGGATACTGGCTATTCAATACCAGTACGCTAAAGAACTAGCAAACGAAAAGAACCTAGAAGCCCAAATTGCGATTACACGCGAAGGGCGTGCCGCAATCAAAAAACAGCAAGTCGAAAATGAAATACGCCTCAACGCTATTTATGCAGAACGTAAAGAGTTTACCGAAGACACCATTAAGTCTCTGCAGTACGAACTTAACCTCAAAAATGCAACTACGGAAGCAGAACGTAATAGTTTGCGGATAGCGTATGAAATGGAGGCATTAAAAAAAGGCGGGCAAGTTGACGCAAACGCGCTTCCGCAAATTGAGGCACTCAAAAAACAACTTGCTGCCCCAGAAACCGCCGGCGAAATCATCCAAAAACGCATTGGCGCCCTGCAAGACGAGCTAACCAAGCTGACCAACATCGGCAACATCGCCGTATCGGTGGCAGACAGCATTGGCACGGCCTTCAGCCAAGCGTTCCAAGGCATCATCTCTGGCACAATGACCGCCCAAGAAGCCCTGGCCAGTTTCTTCCAATCTGTCGGGGATGCCTTTATTCAAATGGCATCCGAGATCATCGCCAAACAGCTAACGATGATCATTCTCCAAACCATCCTTAAAGCATTGGGTGGCGGCGGTGGGGCATCACCTTTTGCTGGCGGTCCAGCAACCGGAGGAGAAACAAATACTTTTGCATATGCAGCAGGTGCACCCCAATTCAGGGCAGACGGCGGTTCAGTTAGAGCCTCCACGCCTTACCTCGTTGGCGAGCGCGGCCCCGAGCTGTTTGTGCCTGGCACCAGCGGCGGCGTGATGTCCAACAGCGACCTGCGTGCCTCGATGGGCGCAGCCCCTGGTGCCAGCGGCGGTCCTGTCCTTAACATGAGCTTTGAGACCAGCACGATCAACGGGGTGGAATACGTCAGCCGCGATCAACTGGAGGCTGCGATGGCTCAAACCCGCCGCCAAGCCGCCCGCGACGGCGCCCAACGTGGCATGTCCATGACGTTGGACAGACTCCAGCAGTCACCCTCCACACGTAAAAGGGTCGGCTTCTAATGGCTAACTTCCCCTCCTTTACACCTACCGCACGCCGCTATACACCCGGCGTCTACCCCCAAAAAACATTCCGCACGCTGTCTGGAGTCACGGTCCGCCGTACCTTCGGCAACAGCCCCTACGGCGCCCAACTGGAACTGGAATACGGAAATATCCCCGACGCAACCGTCGACGCCTTTTTGAATCATTATCATTCTCAAACCGCCAGCAACAGCCGTTTCCGCTTATCCGACAACGTGACTGCTGGTATGAGTTCCGCGCTCACCGCCGAAGTCACCAGCTACACGGCTGACCGCGGTAATTTGCGCTGGGAGTACGAAAAACCGCCCCAGGTCCAGTCTGTACGCCCCGGCATTTACACCGTTACCATCACGCTGCTTGGAGAAATCCGCAACACGACTACGGATGACGCGTGATGGCTATTGACGTCCGCATCGCCCAATTTTTCAATCTGACCACAACCGACGGCACCACTCACCGCTATCAAAACTATTTTGTAAACGAAAGTTACAGCTACCTAAGCCAGCGCTACGAGTTTGCCCCTTTTCGCGCCGAAGGTACCGTTTCCAACAACACGGGCGACAACACCCTTGTGCAGGTGCTGTTCCCCAACGTAGATTTTGCCATCCGTTTGTTGGACGCCGGCAACGGCAACCGCCTGGGACGCCTGGTGCTTTCCACTGTGTGGCTGACGAGCAACAACGAAATTGCCGTAAACGGCGCCACCCAAGTCGAGTATCTAGTTGGCATTGGCGCCAGTATCAGCGAGACTACTATTGAGCTGCGCTACCGCTCAGCCATCGACAGCGTGGTTTCCAACTTTCCGGCCCGCGTACTCACGCGCCAGCTGGTCGGCCCCCTTCCCGTCAGCGCCAACGTATCCCTCCAGTGAACGACTTAATCGGGCTGCGCTACGGCTGGGGCCACGCACCTTGGGACGGCAGCGGCAAAACCGATTGTTTCCAGCTGGCGTGCGAGGTCCACAAACGCTTGGGGTTTGCCGACTACACCGAGCAGTTCGAGTGGGTCTACCGCGACTACACCGACGAAACCTTCCCGCGCAAACTGATTTTTCGCTGGCTGCTGGACAACGGAACCCGGATTGACGCACCCCGCTCTGGTGCAGTGGCCTTTTTACCCGGTGAAGCCGGAGCTGCGCTGGCCACTGTTTTGGAGGACGATGCTGTGCTTTTTATCGCCCCAAGTCAGAATGTGGTGCGTAGCCAGATTCCCACTGGGATGGGCGCATATTTCTGGATGAACCGATGACCCGCAAGCTGCTGCCCTTTGAGCACGAACTGATCGCAACGCTCGGCATCAGCAAGGACGAGTACCTGGAATTTGTCGCGCTATACGAAAAACCCGACTTTAAGGGCCAGCCAACAGCAGAAGTTGGCGTCGTGGCACTGGTTCTGACGATTGTTGGCATCATTGCTCAAGTTGTCTCAGCACTATTAACTCCTCAACCGCAGGTTCCTGAATTACCCGGAATCCAGAAACAAGAAGGAGGCGGTCAGCAGCAAACACGCGACGAACGCTTTTCGCCGCGATTCGGTTTTAACAGCGTCCAAGAACTGGCCACCTACGGGGAACCGGTAAACCTCGTATACGCAAACCGCGGCACAGGCACTGGAGCAAACCCCAACGGCGGCGTCCGCATTACCAGCGCTTTGCTGTGGTCCGCCGTCCGCAGTTACGGTTCCAGTCAATTTATTCAAATGTTGCTGCTGCTTGCCGGTGGCGCCATCACAGCAATCGACCCAGAAAAAAGCGCTTTCGGTCAAACCCCCATCCGCGATCTGATAACCAACAACCTCTGGATGTATTTCAATCCTGGGGCTACGGGCTTCCTCGCCCAAAATAATGAACTGAACAGCCAATCGACATCAGACCCCACTAGCTACGGCCAGCTGACTGATAATCCTTATCGCATCCAGACGACAGCAGCCAATGTCCGCGTCGACGGTTTCAGCCAAGCGTACTCACCAACAACCTCCAATACTTGCGGCATTTACGGGGTTGTACCTCTAAACATATTGCTATATCTGCGTAATTCCACCGGCGACAAAGAAAGCGTCAACCTAGGTGTCTACGCAGAAATGACGCCATGGGTAACCGGCTCGGGCATATCTATCCCTCTGAATACCACACTTACAGTTCGCATCACCAGAACCTCTGGAGCAGCACTTGCACCAGGTCAGGAAGCAGAAGATGCCCGCCGCAGTATTGTCAGCACGTTTGATGTTGCCAGCATTTTTAAACTTGGCACAGCACTATTTAAAGTCACACAACTGGTAAATCCTGATATTGAAACTACAGATGCAACAATCGCCCTTAGGTGCATTAAAGCTGGCAGAGTACCATCCGCTTCCTACACAAGCCTCGATCCAGCCTCTACAACGCCCACGGTATCCGAAGAAGAGCGAGCTGAATATGACCGCCTACGCCCTGGCGCTTTGGCGCTGCTTAACGAAGATCAAAGACCAGACATTACTACAGCCGCGCAACTAGCCGATTCCGGTGAAATACGAGTTGCCTCGTATAGCTCTTACCGAGCCACGCGCACCGAAACAACCAACGCCAACACTTCCGGCAACAGAGGTACGACACTTTGTCCACCAGGCTGGACATTCCAAAGTTCTGGTTCAAATGTTACCCGTAGTTATAGGGCATGGTGCCAACGGACAGTTACATATACAGCACAATCATTTAACGGTTATGTCATAAGCAGAACACTAACAGCAGACGAAATAGCTTTGCTTCGTCGCTATGAATATCTGGATAGTATTGTTCTTAATTTATCCGGTGCCGTAGACGATGTTTTCTACACCAAAGCGCTAGTACGCATCGCAACAGCTAGCTACGAAACAGTGTCCCAATGCCACATTGTTGACCTGGCACTTAAAGCTGTTGTCTACAAGCGTATTAGTGGCCGTCAAATGGAATATGGCAGTGGCAGGCGCAGCGGCTATCCAGCCAGTGACAACGGCATTAAACCCCGCGTATCACTGTTCAAACTGCGTTACAAAGAAGTAGGCCAAACTCTGTATTCAACTGTTCCCGGCGTATTTGCAATCAGTCGCGCCGCCGACAACGAAAACTACATCTACATCAAGTTCAATAGCGGTCTAACCGACCCAGCGGCCGCAACGCAATGGGCATTTGAGCTGGAACCGATTAGCGATCCCCTTGCCGAACGCGATGCATCTGCAAACTATTTTTACCTCGAAAACACCGGAAACCCCGTTACTTACACACTCGATACATACAGACTAAACAGCGGCAACACCACAGTGCCGTCGGTTCAATTTACAGGATTATCCCTTCTTGGTACGAACCGCAATTTCCCGCCTCAAAACAACAATCCCGCAGACCTAAACGAGTGGGACTTGTTTAACTACGACTCCGATACTCAACTCCAGTTTTCTTTTGACGCAGGACCGGAAATAACCCTTACTGCAGCTACCGAACAGATTATCCAACCGTTCTCCGATTACACGAGCGTAAACGGCGGTGTAACCCGCCAGCTGTACAACAACTTGGCCCTGTACGGCTTCAACGCCTACTCGGGCAAAACAATCCAAGACCTACGTTCATTTAGCGTTTTTGCTACCCAAGGTCGCCGCGTCCGCAAAATCCGCACTAGCGGCACCGATGAGTTCGGCACCGCCTGGGGTGACGACGGTTACGTCTACTACCCCTCTACTCCCGACGGCGCAAGCAGCCTGGCGCCCGACATTTTCTTGGATACCGTCATCGACAGTGACGACGGCATTGGAAATTACGCCGAAGTCAACGCGATTGATCTGCGCCAGCTGGCACTAACCAAGCGTTTCTGCCAGGCCAACAACTTGTTTATGGACTGCATGATTGCCAGTCCCCGCAGCTGGCGCGAGTTCTGGGTTGAAGTGGCCCCATTTAATTTGCTGGAGTTTGCCCGTATTGGGGGTCGCGAAACCTTGGTGCCCGCCGTGCCCTTCGACCCCAACACCGGTCAAATCGTCCGCACAATCAACGTAAGCGCCATCTTTAACCAAGGCAACATCATCGAAGACTCCTACAAAGAGGAGTACATGGACTTCGGATCCAACGTCCAAGATATTATCGCCACTGTCATTTATACCGACATTCCAGAAGACGCAGTTTTCTCCAAGAAAAAGTCTTTAGAAGTCCAGCTTGCGGACACTTTAGAAGTGGATGCAATTCGCCAAACATTTGACCTGTCCTTGTATGTAACTAACCCGGAACAGGCCATTTTGTTTGGAAAACTGATCTGCAACCTGCGCCGCTACGTCCGCCAAGCCATCGAATTTAAGACGTATCCGACCCTCGATCCGATCTCACCCGGTGCTTTTGTCTACGTCGACATCGGCCAAAACAGCTGGGACGCCATCCGCACCGGCACAATCGGCGTTGGTGGAGCACTTAACATTCCACTGGACAACGGCCTGCTGTCGGGCACCTACAACTTCCGCCTGTACCGCAGTGACCGTGGCCTGCTCGACGTCAACACAGTAACCGTCACCAACGGCGTAGCGCCCCAGCTAGCCGACTACGAGAACTTCCTATTTGTGCTTGGCGTGGAGACCACCACCCGCCGCATATTCCGAGTCAGCGAAGTGCAGATGGACGAGGAAGGCGAGATTACTGTTCGGGCGACCATCTACCCCTGCACCACTGACGGCCAATCCCTTATTGCCGACTTCAGCGATAATCTGTTTACCATCCGCCGCTAAAGTGGCATAAGAAAACGGGATTGCCGCAATGGCCTTTTACACCGGACGCACCGGGGCTCTGTACCTGACCAGCACCGGCACCGGCGATGTAACGCCCGCCGCTTCCGAGCAAGCCCTCAAACTCCGCGACTGGAGCTTGGAAACCACTGTCGAACTGCTGGAAACCACCACCGTCGACACCGCCGTCAAAAGTTACACACCTGGATCTAGCAGCGCTTCCGGCAGCGCCACGCTGCTGTATTACCGCCGCGAAGGCACCGTTAGCACCGAACCTGGCACGCAATTCGACCAGTTCCTGAACAAGATCATGAAGACGTCCACCACGGGCGTCACCGAAAGTGATCGCGTCGGCATGGTCCTGCGCGTGGGCCAAACTGCCGGAAGCGGCAACGACATCAAGGACGACATCGCTTTTAACGCTTATATCACCAACGCCTCGCTGCAGGTCAGCACCGGCGAACTGTCTTCGGTGGCGCTTCAATTTACGGTTGACGGACCATTCCGCGAGACCGTTGACGCATGACCTACTTCCTAGGGCATTACGGCAAAATCAAACTGCGCCGTAAATCTCCGGGCAGTTTTACATCAACAATTAGTCCCGCAGACGTCAACACTATCCTCAACCGTTTTGGCTTGGAGGGCTCAGTTGAAAACCTGCTGACTGGTGACCAACTGATCATCAGCACCGAAGACGCCCGCGGCCTCGACTTTTTACCGACGTCCACATGGCCCGACGGCGGTGGCGCGACGCAAAAGATGGTCGTGGCCTACGCAAACGTCAACGCCATCGGCGGTGTCCGCCTATTTGAAACTTTTAGCCAAGCCATCAACAACGACCGTTCAGTCGAATACTCCCTCGAATCTTTCACTGGTGCTGCTTTACCAGTAGACGTAAAAATTTACGGTTCCGTGGAGCGCGTCTTGGGTGACGTGACCGGCTACACGTTTAACACCGACCGCGAAGCAATGGACACCACCACAATGTCCGACCGCTTCCGGCAAATGTACTCCGCCGGGCTTATTTCCGGCAGTGGATCAATCGACTGTTTGTTTAATACCGAAAACAGTGGACTGACGGAAAATTCCCTGTTGATGCTGCAGCTGATTAACCGCACAGACATTGGCAGCGAATTTTCTTGTGCTTTGCAGCTTGTAGAAGATTCTGTGTACACAAAATCAAGCGACATTTACTACGAGTTTGATGCCATGGTGACCAAAACCGGCATTGAAGTCCGCAGTGACCAAACCATCAACTGCGTCATCGACTTTGTGACCACCGGCGACATCCGCCTGCTGATTGGCGAACCATCGGGTTACATCCTTAAGGAAGACACCGACCGAATCCGCCTGCAGCAGAACCTCGACTTCTTGCTGACAGAAGTAACCGACTAAACTAGCAACAGACTTCCCAGACCTGGAGCGGGTGCGTGGCCGACCAGCGAATTACACAGCTGACCCAACTGAACGAGGTAGACGTCGCAGCCACGGACGTTCTGCCCATCGTTGATATTTCGGCTAGCGAGACCAAAAAAGTCACCGCCAAAGACCTGTTTGAAGCTGGCGCAACCCTCGCCGACAGTTCCAGCATCGACCTGGCAAAACTCAACCAGAGCAGCGTCACCAAACTCGGTACCACGGCACTGGATAACAGCGCCGTCACCTACGCCAAGATCCAAAACGTCAGCGCCACCGACAAACTGCTGGGTCGTAGCAGTGCTGGTGCGGGTGTTGTTGAAGAGATTTCGCTGACTGCAGCCGGCCGCGCTCTGCTTGACGACGCGGACGCCGCCGCCCAACGCACCACGCTGGGTCTTGGCACGATCGCCACCCAAGATGCCAGCACCGTTGCAATAACTGGCGGCACGATCACCGGCGGCACGATCACCGGCATCACCGACCTCGCCGTTGCCGACGGCGGCACTGGCGCATCTGACGCCGGCACCGCCCGCACCAATCTTGGCGTGGCGATCGGCACCAACGTCCAGGCATACGATGCCGGCCTGCAAAGCATTTCCGGGCTGACCACCAGCGCCGACCAAACCGTTTACACCACGGCCAGCGACACCTACGCGACCACAAGCCTGACCAGCTATGGCCGCAGCCTGATTGACGACGCCGACGCCGCCACCGCCCGCACCACCCTCGGCCTTGGCACCCTCGCCACTCAATCCGGCACGTTCAACGGCACCCATTCCGGCACCACTTCCGGCACCAATACCGGCGACCAAACGATCACACTGACCGGCGATGTCACCGGCTCGGGCACTGGGTCGTTCGCCACCACCATTGCCACTGACGCCGTTACGGCCACCAAGATCGCCAGCAGCGCCGTCACCACCGCCAAAATCAATGCGGCGGCTGTGACAGCTGCAAAATTGGCCGCTGACTCCAGCACCATCATCTCCGGCAACACGCCCAGCGGCAGCGGCGCTTTTGTAGGTCAACAGTGGTTTAACACCAACACCGGACTGGCCTACGCCTGGGATGGAACCGCGTGGATCCAACAAGCCGGCGTCCAGAGCTTTGTTTTCTCGGACTCCACCCCGCTTACGTTCAGCGCATCGGTCAGTGCAGCTGGCGTTGCCACAATCACCACCGGCCTCGATACCCAAGCAGCCAACCGCATTTTTGCCGGTCCCACCACCGGTTCAAGCGCCACTCCCACCTTCCGCGCTCTTGTCCCTGCCGATCTACCAGTCGCCACTGCTGGTGCAACCGGCGCAATTCAACCAGGCACTGGTCTAACCGTAACCGCTGGTGGTGTCCTCAACCACAGCAACGCCACCACTGCCGGCATCTATACCAAGGTTTCGATTGACGCCCAAGGTCACATCGTCACCGGCGACGTTCTGGCCGCAACCGATATTCCCAATCTTGACGCCAGCAAGATTACGACTGGCACTTTCACTAGTGCGTTCCTCGCTAACAACAGCGTTACTGCTGCCCAGTTGGCTGACTACGGCATCGCCCAAGTCAGCGAAAGTGCTCCAACACCTGAATTTGCTGGTCAGTGGTGGATTAACCCGTCCGACCGCTCGGCCTACATCTGGGTCGGCACAGTTAGCCCAACTCCCAACGGTTACTGGCTGCTTGTCGGCTATGGCAGCCCCACCCAACTCAACATCCGTTTTGGCGGTACTTACAACGCCAGCACCAACACCGTTGCCACGCTCAACCAGTACGGCACCGAAGCCGGCCTGACTGTTGGCCAAGCACTGGGTGCGCCCAACCCCCAAAACAACGGTATTTACCTGATTACAACGGTGGCCGGCACCGGCACCACGCCGGCTCCTATTGCATCCCTGGCAGTCGGCGACTGGGTTCTCAGCCAAGGCACCACAGCCAACTGGACCAAGATTGCTGTGGTCTCTGGCGCGACCGGCACCTTCAACGACTACGATATTCTGTCGGACGGCACCTACTTCACTCCGGACATGACCGGTGTGACGGACGTCCGAGACGCACTTGTCTTGCTGTGGGGCCGCACTCAAATAGCCACCACCTCGCAAATCGGCGTGGTACTCGAATCTGCCGAAGTGCTGGTTAATAACAGCACGGGTGAAATGACAATCGGTGTGGTTGACGATGGCACCTTCTGATGTCATACCGCACAGAAAATTTTGTCTATAGCGCCGAAAACGTCCCCATCGGCGGGCAACCCGGCGACGTCCTGGTAAAACTGCAAAACGCCAACTACTACACCGCCTGGCGCGACTTTACGTACGTTTTTGAGACCTACGACGTGGTACTTGACGACGGCGAATACTAGACTGCTCCAGTAATCCCGTCCTACCGGAGTTAAGGGAATGGCCTCGACGCATAAGTCTCTTCGCAGCGGCACTGCAAATAAGCGCCCGACGACTTCGATTGCCGACGGCCAAATTGCCCTTAACACCAATACCACCAGTCCCGGCCTGTTCTTCAAGGACAGCACTGGTGCCACCATCATCAAAGTCGGCCCGGTTCACGTTGGCACGACTGCACCTAACGCCAGTCCGGCAGCCGGCGGCAGTGCCGGCAACAGCGTTGGCGAGATCTGGCTTGACACCAGTCTGACCCCCGTCGGCGTCAAGATCTGGAACGGCAGCGCCTTTGTCAACGCCACCCCCATCGGCAGTACCACCGTTCAGGGTCTGCTGGAACTTGCTACCAGCGCCGAAACTCAGACTGGTACTGATACCGACCGCGCTGTAACTCCCGCTGGTCTGCAGTCCAAAGTCAGCGATAGCACCAGCACCACCAGCTCGACCACGATTGCTTCGAGCACGGCAGTCAAGTCGGCCTACGACCTCGCCAATGCTGCTCTGCCCAAATCCGGCGGCACCGTTACCGGCAACCTGGAGATCGGCACCACCGGCAGCCTGAGTTTCGAAGGCGCCACCGCCGACGCTTTTGAAACCACGATTGCGGTCACCGACCCAACTGCTGACCGCACCATCACCCTGCCGGATACCACTGGCACAGTGGTCACGACTGGTGACACCGGCACCGTGACCAGCGCGATGATCGCCGACGGCACCATCGTCAACGCTGATATTTCCGCATCAGCCGAAATTGCCGTCAGCAAACTGGCCGACGGTACTGCCCGCCAACTCCTGCAGACTGATGCTGCTGGCACTGGCGTGGAATGGGCCAGCAACATTGATGTTCCAGGCACACTTGATGTAACCAGCACCGCCACCTTCGACAGCATCGCCAGTCATCCCCTGGGATCTGCCGCTGCCCCAACTTTGACCTTCACCGGGGACACCAACACTGGCATCTACTCCCCTGGCGCCGACCAAGTAGCCATCTCAACTGCTGGGTTTGGGAGATTACACATCACGTCTGGAGGAAGCGTAGGAATCAATACATCTTCCGTTGTCAGCATTGGCACAAGCATTGTTCCGCTTGAAATCAAAGGAGCTGCGACTGACAGGAGTGGGGCACTTGTTTTAAGTACCTCTGACAACAGTCAGCAAGCTTGGCAGTATTTTGCTGGCAACGTCTATTACACCGGAACCAGTACCAACCACCCCGTTATCTTTTTGCAAAACGCTACCGAGCGGATGCGCCTGGACTCCAGTGGCCGCTTGGGGGTGGGGACTTCGAGTGCTGGCGACATTCTTCACGTCAAAGGGGGTAGTACCTATGCAGGCGTGATCGCTGATAACTCTGCTGCTACCGGCGGCGGGGCGTTCCGCGCTTACCGCAACGGTGTTCAAAAAGCTATTTTCTGTGCAGATAGTTGGGTCGCCGGAACATCGTCTGACGACGCAGCAATTTACGCAGACGCAGGTGGTGGGATCAAGTTCTACACGAATAACTCTTCAACCGCTAAAGCCTATTTGACTTCGGGAGGGTCGCTAGGTCTGGGGACTAG